ATAGTACATTGAATTGTTGGAAAGTTTTGGCATCTGTGATGAAGCGATAGTTTGGTCAAAAACGCACGCTACGCCCCAAGAGGCCTGGAACCAATGCGAGCGTGGAGACTGGATGCTATGGTTAATTGCAAGATGTATCCCAAGTGAGCCATATAGTGAACAACGTAAACCTCTGGTAGCGATAGCCCTTAAATGCGCTCAATTAGCTTGGCCATGGATGCCGCAGACTGCCAAAGAATGTATTGAGTTACATGAACGATGGATAAGCGGCGAAAACATTTCTATTGACCGTCTTCAAATGGCTCAAAACGCCGCCTACCTCATCTACGCTGCCGCCTACACCGCCTACGCTGTCACCTACACCGCCTCCGCCGCCGCCGCCACCTACGCCGCCTACGCCACTGCTGCCGATGCTACAAACCAAAAAATTTTGAAGCAAACTGCTGATATTATTAGAAGTTCATATCCTGATATTGAGGAGATTCTTAATAAAATCCCTCAAAATAATTACAAGATATAAAAAAGGAGTAATATGATGGCTAAACAATTCATATCATATAAAGACGAGAGTAAAAAACAATATGGCCGCACAATGGACCCAAAGGATGTAATGTGTCGCGACCAGCTTAAACTTGGTTGCCTTCAACGAATCGCAGATGCAACCGAACTTATAGCAAAAAATTACCAGCAACTAATAACTGACCGTGACAATTATAAACGTTGGTACGAAGAAGAGCACCGCGAAGTCTATTTCTTAAAACACCAAATTATTGGCCTGCGCGGATACATTAAAAGATTAAGGACGAAAAGGAGATAAAATGCTAAATCTTGGCTCGATCCAAATTCCTATAAACGCGGCGACCAAAACCTTTGCGATTCTCGCTAAACGCGGAGCGGGCAAGACCTATACCGGCGCCGTAATGGCCGAGGAATTATTCAAAGCAAATATCCCTTTTGTTGTAATTGACCCAATAGATATTTGGTGGGGTTTGAGACTTTCTAAAAACGAAAAAGACAAAGGGCTTCCTGTGGTTGTTTTTGGTGTCGAACACGCAGACATAAAATTAGACCGGGACATGGGTCGACAAATAGCAAAGGCAATTATAGATAGAAACGTAAGTTGTGTGATTAGCACTTTCGGCTTACCAAAGGTCGGACAGAGACATCTGATCGCCGAATTTGCCGAGGAAATTCTTAATATCAATAACACTCCACGTCATATCTTCATTGAAGAAGCACATGAATTTGTTCCACAGAGAGTATTTGGCGCAATGGGCAAAACTTTCAATGCTGTTAGTAATCTTGTTGTGATGGGCCGCAATCGGGGACTCGGTGTCACATTACTTAATCAAAGAGCAGCTACCGTCAACAAAGATGTATTGACACAGCTTGATACCTTGATTGCAATGCGAAGTGTTGGTCCACAGGACCGTGCCGCATTAAGAGACTGGGTGGAAGCCCATTCTGCCGAAGGTGATTTTGAAAAATTTATTCAGTCACTTCCCTCGTTGCCGACAGGCGAAGGCTGGATTTGGTCTCCCGAATTTCTTGGTTTATTCCAGAGAATTAAAATACGCCAACGCGAAACTTTCCATCCTGATAGGGAAAAAATTGGCGAAAAATTCCAGGTGCCCCCGCTTAATAGTATGGATGTTGAAAGTTTTATTGCTGATTTCAGTACGCGCATTGAAAAGGAAAAAGTGAGAGAAAAAGGCCCGCGAAAAGACTTAGTTGAATTTCAAAAACCTGCAAAAGAATCGGGCGAACTTATTAAAATTCGCAATGAATATGAAAGCAAGTTGCTTAACAAAGATGTTGAAATTCGTAATCTTCGGGCGGTAATTGATAATATAGGCCGACTCATTGGAGTAGAAGGAACTCCACCTCCACTTGGACAAGTTCCATTGTCATCTTCATTGGGTAGTGCGATTGGATTATGGCAGAGCAAACTCGGCAATGGAGGCGCGGGAAGAATTTTCAGATTTCTTGCTGAAAATTCCCAAAGAAAATTCACTCGAACACAAATAGCATTGGCAGTTGGCCTGCAATCTACAAGCGGCAGTTTCAATACTTATATGTCAACACTAAGAAGCCGCAAACTGATTATCAAAGACGGTTCAGATTATCGAATAAATCCAGAATTATAAAGGATATAACATGAAACGCAAAAAGTTCTGGGCTGGATTTGTTGACGGTAAAATACAAGAAATCTCTGAAAAATATAGGGCTTCAAGATGCTTAGCTATTTATTTATCAAAAACCGAGGCCGAAGAACGTTATCAGGATGTCCGTCCCGTTGAGATAAAGGTGCTGAAAAAATGAGCGAATTATTTAATATTGAAGATTATAAAAGAGTTAGTAACCCGCAAATCACTCCTTTAGAAGCACGATATTTTTGTATTGGTTATTATATTGGCCGAGGTTGGTTTCAGGGAAACTGGAAGCTCTTTCCTGAACTTTGGTTATCTTTGGATCATCCAAGCTTACAAGATTTTATCAAGGAAAAAGAAAAAGCAGGATACATAATCTTTGTCTGCAAACTGCCGGAGTTAAAATGAATAATATGTATAAGTTAAGCGTTGCTCAATTCAATCCATTCGTTGGCTGTGCCTATAATTGCGTTTACTGTAAATCTTCTTTTCAGCGTCAGTTAAAGCGTTGGGCAAAGAATCACTGCGAAAAGTGTTATACATACCAACCACACGAACATCCCGAAAGGCTGAACCAGAAGTTGCCAAAGACTGGTTATATGCAGTTTATCTTTGTTTGTGCCTGCGGTGATGTAGCCTTTGCTCGACCGGAATATCTGCAACAGATAGCCGACAAAATGGCACAGTGGCCAGATAGGACTTTTCTTTTACAAAGCAAAAACCCACGATGTTTCCAACCGATAAAATTTTCGGCCAATGTCATTCTGGGAACAACCATTGAGACAACTGGAAATTGGATTGATGAACGAACTCATTATGAAAAAATTTCTAAAGCGCCAAAATTTTTAGAGCGGTTATTGGGACTTGACGAGTTAAAGCATGATTTAAAGATGATAACTTTTGAACCCATCCTTGACTTTAATGTTTCGGCAATGATTTACAATACTCTTTTGGTAAAGCCAACGGTCGTCTGGATAGGATATGATTCCGGCAATAATCATTTGCCAGAACCCCCTATCGAGAAAGTCAGGGAGTTAATTTGGGAATTACAGAAGGCCGGAATAGTAGTTGTGACAAAAAGGATGAAAGATGAAAATTCCAAGTTTTGACGATCAGAACGATGAAATATGACTAAGTTATCCGAACAGGTTTTAATAGAATTGGATTATGCGATAGGTGAATTACAACGCACAGTTTTGATGCTCGATATAATACTATCTGAAGAACAAAAACAAACAGATACTTTTAAGCGCATTTACAAATGTTTATTATATCGTATTGATTCCGGCAAAGCCATGATGATAACAGCAGGTTACACTCCAATTTCTTACAAAAAAGATTAAAGAATGAGGCGACAATTATATAAATTATTCAAACCTTATATTGTTAAACGCAAAAAGGGCTATTGTGTTTTAGTTATTCCATTACCAGAATTAGATGAAATAATCCAGAAAATTTTTAATATCGTAACAAAGAGAATGAAAAATGAATGAACTGCCCAAAATCGCACGAGTATTTCCGAGGCGGACAAAAATGACGCCCGATGATGAAGATGCTTATGTGGGCGAACCGAAGGAAAGTCTGATCATTTACAACAAACACTATGATGAGATTCACATAAGCGTTACATTCAGTTGGGACATTCCGCGAGCTGAACAGTTAGCAAAAGAATGGTCAAGATTTGGAAATATAAAAATCGGCGGCCCATCTTTTGATGACCCTGGGAATAGTTTCACACCAGGTCTATATATCCGCAAGGGCGTGACGATTACATCACGAGGCTGTCCGAATAATTGCTGGTATTGCTCTGTACCAGAACGCGAGGGAAACATAAGAGAGTTGCCTATAAAAGAAGGCAATATCATTCAAGATAACAATCTATTAGCGTGTTCCGAAAAACATATAAACTCCGTTTTTGATATGCTCAAAACTCAAAAAC